ACCATGTCAACGACTGCGCCCCCCTGCAGGCCTCCAGTCATGGCATACACGCCATCCATGGCAAGGAACACCAAACCCAGACCCGGCACACGCTGCACACTGTGTGGTGCCCTGCATTGCAGCGTTCGGTCGATGCTGGACACGGTAAAGCCTGCAGCAAAATCCCCCTGCACGACATCGATGCCCCGTTCCCTGAAAACGATCAGCAGCGTGTAATCACCATACAGTGCAGTGATGCCCCCTGCCTCGCTGCCCAGTTCCAGACTCTGCAGGCTGTTGAACTGTTCGATCCTGCTGGGTGCGCTGTAGTAAATCGTGTACGGGTCATCCACACCACCATCAAGAAAAAGACACTGCCTGAACATGGCAGCGAATCTGGCACGGGGTGCTGGGAAGGGTCCACTGTTCACCAGTGGTGCGGGTTCATCAAGTGCAGCACTGGACACGGGATCAAAATAGAATGTGTCTGCGTTGTTGCGCACCAGACCCACAAAGTACAGCGTGGTGTCATTCGGTGTCGGGCTATCGTCGCTGTAGTTCGCAGTGCGGTAGATTTTGCGTGCCACAGTTCCCGGTGGTCCCTCTGGGATTTCCACTGCGACAGCATAGCGGAATCCCTCTGCACCAGCTTCCAACTGCCAAGATGTGGTCGCGATTTCGCTGCGTGGTCCTTCACTGCCAGTGCTCAGAATGTGGCTGATGGCGTACCCGACTTTGCACTGCTGCCCGAATCCACTGCTAGCTGTGTTCTCTGCGAATCCCAGACCCCATCTGCCACCGTCTGCAATACCTCCACTCTCGGACAGGCACCAGAGCGTCACAGCACCACCACCAGTGAACTGGCTGCTGGTGATGGGAGGGACAGGCATTGGTTGCACCCTGCGTGGTTGTGGGCTGGTCGGGTTCCCATCGAATCCCAGCTGTCTGATGATGAGACTGGCAGCACTGGTCGCCTGTGCTGTGGTGCCCAGTGGCCACGGATTCACCAGCACTGGCCTGTCGTATCCGTTACAGATCACTGTGCCGTGTGGTGTGTCGATGAACGACGGGCCTGGTTCTGTCGGTGCAGGGATGCTGCGGCCTGTCTGCAGTGTGATCTGGACGGGTGCACCCGTGGTGCTGCCTGCTTCATACAACAGGTGCAGGTTCCCTCCCTCACAGTACAGCACCGATTCACGGGCACCACCTCCCAGATGCTGCGCGCAGTGGATGCCATACACAGGGCCATCTGCATCGAATGGTGACCAGCTCCCCACCAGTCCTGCGCGATACGGTTCGTAGCCCAGACGGGTAGACCATCCACCACTGCGACGATCCACGCGCCAGTTTTCGATGCGCTCTGCATTGTCTGCCCGTTGTGGCAGACTTTCCTGCAGACCACCTGCTGCTGCGATGATGAATGTGTCGGTGTTCATGTAAACGTCAACGGGCCAAAGATGGTCGGGTATATGCCACCACTGGAGTTTTTCACGATCCTGCGTGATGGCTTTCCAAGGTATCGCTGTTCCATGCCACGATACACCATCTGCATTTTCCGCTCAAAGACAGCAGACAGTGGCGCCTGGTCTGCCTTGATGGCTAACTGTGACAGGGCCTCATATGCGATCACACGGGCATATGCAGAGGGCACTGCAGGTGTGTCCTGATGTTCTTCCATGTCCTGCGGAACAACCAGCCTGCGCACGTTGATGAACGTGTCTGAAGACGGGTGCGGGTACAGCTGCACAGACTGATGTGCACCAGACTGGGTGCGCTTGTATCGTGGTGTGATGGTATCGAAGTTCTGTCCCTGCAGGATGGTCAGGCGGGTGTCTGCAGTGAACCCACCAGCGATGCCCGGTGGTGGGACAGTGTCGATGCTGGTGGTGCCACGTACACGACGTGGTGCATCGATGCCCTCTGCTGTGCAGGTGAAATAGAACCGACGATAAAGGCCGGACTTTTCTGCGATGGCTGCAGGGTTGAACTGCAGCTCTTCATCATCCTGCAGGGTGTATTCGACACCAGGGGACAGGCCAGACTCAAGGCCACCAGAGTAGCCCGGATAGCTGTCAAAACTGGGCAGGTCTGGTGCCCGTACGTTCACCATGTAGACAGTCACCGTGCGCACACCACGTCCTGCACCGGGTGTGACGACAGACACACCAGACAGTGCACGGGGTGCAGGCACATACTCAGCCTCACCCTGCAGGAAGGCCTCTGGAGTACCCAGCACGGCAGGATCGATTAGATGTGCATCCCTGTCCAGTTTCGACATGAACGACACCTGCTGCGGATAGCTGGTGATGTCCTGCAGGACTGACAGCACCTGCGCAGTGTCGCTGGGTAGGTAGACATTCCTGCGTTTCAAAACGACGCTGTATGTGCCACCAGTGCCCACAAATGGCCGATCAATGTGCAGGGTGGTTGCATTCTGGACAAACCGCACCTGATATGTGGCTGTTGTGCCACCAGACTCTGTGAACGTCAGGGTGCCCAGCTCGTAAGGGCTACCCGGTTCGATCAGTGTCCCGACAGGAAAGCCGGCGCCAGTGACCTGCGCAGAGCCGGGTGCGAATGTGAGCGATAGGGTGACATCTGTTTCCACTTTGAACTGCTGTTCAGTGGTGAGGAATGACCATGGACGGTCTCCCAGAAGGCGGCCCTGTGCGTCATTCAGGAACGATGTCAGTTCCTGCGTGTACGTTGGATTGATGGGATCGTAATCGAGTAGACTGCCACAATAGGACCGCAATTCAGACAGGTTCATCATCAATCCAGAGAAGTGGCCCCGCCATGTATGCCACGACGGGACCGGGTGTATCAGTAGCCGGGGTACACGTAAACTGTGGCAACGTTGGCTGTGTCAGCCTCCAGAGCCACAGCAACGATGCGGGTGGTGTCGGTGTTGACATAGACACCCAACTGACCAGCAGTGGCAGAGATTGCCAAGCTGTTACCTGCGACAGTAGCACCAGCAACGTTTGCCTCTGCGATGCCACGAACGACTACGCGAACGATTTCGCCAGCACCAGAGGCACTGTCAAGGGCAACACCAACGGGGATGCTGTCAGTGGCAGTGCCACTGTCTGCCTTTGTGATGTACAGGGCCACATCACCATCGACAGCCTGCGACCCGTCAAGGGAAACAACGTCGTTAGCTGCGATGGCCTCGGAACTGATGAAGGATTCAATCTTGCGTCGGTTCATGGAATCGACATCAGCACCGGGTTTCATGTAGTTAATGATATCTGTGGTAGCCATTTCTATGCCTCCGCGTCGAAGAGAATACCGTGGCAGGCGAGACGACCAGTGGTGATCTGCAGGCGGGTGTGAACCTGCCATGCCTCTGTGGCCGTACCTGGAACGGGCATTGGATCGTGGACCTCAAAGAATGCACTTTCATCTGTGTAAACCTCGAACTGCGAGGAAGTAAGTGCATAACCGGACACCGGAGCGTTTGGATTTTGTGCAGTAAACCCGAGGCGATTATCTACATACACGCGGGCGCCCCTAAATTCAGCGACCATGCCTGCGTCGAGTCCTTCACGACCTGCAGCAGTGGTGTACCGGGTCTGGCCTTGGATCAGTGCCATAAAGGCACTGTAGGCTGCTGGGCTCAGGAAGAGCATGTCAGGGGGTGAGCCATCAGGGTTGAACTGCATGCAATTGATGAACAGTGCATCAATGTCGTTCAATGACAGAGCACCACCACCACGCACGTTGACATCTTGGAACTGGTTGTACCAGTTCTGGGCACGGTACGTGGTTTTGGCCAGACCACCGACGGTGTTCTGCTGGCTGCCAGAAGCCACTGCCTCAAACCAGCCATTGCTGGAAGCAGTGGTGCAGCCATTCAGGGTCTGGAGATTGGTGAGACGGGATGCAGCACCAGTGGTGGCGACAGGACCCTGAAAGATGCGACGGGTGATGGCCTGACGCATATTGATCATCAAGTTCTTGATCTTGCTTTCCAGGATATTGACCCGTGCAAGTTCACCCTTATTGCTGGTCTTTTCGACGATATTCAAACCGACGTGGTCGATGATGTCACACCATTCGAAGTTCGCGGTAAGGAAGGGATCGGAAAAGTTCAGGGGGGTCGGTTCCCAGCCAGAAGAAACCTGAGTCAGACCTGAAGACTGCTCGCCGATGATGACAGGCTGTTCGACCCGTTGACCACCAGAAACGCGCTTCAAGTTCCCAGCCTCCTCCACTGCCTGAAACAGTGGATGGCTAATAAAGGAGTTGTCCTGCAGTTTATCAATGAGTAGCCGTAGCGTGGTACTCGATACAGATGAAGGTGCAGCCATTGTGCTACCCTCCTATGGTTTTGGTTGTTCAGTGTTTGGGGGCGTACTCTGTACCGAGTGCCAGGGCTGGTCCGGTGTTGAGTCCTGACGGGTGCTCATCGGCTGCAGCCATTGCACACACTGTATCGGTTTTTTCACAGTGTGTGCAACCCTGTGTAAAACTACCCGGCACGGTCCAGTTCTTTGGACAGTGCCAGAATGTCTGCTGCAGTCATGCTGCGCAGTTCCCGTCGTGTGGGCTTCTGGACCCTGCCTCCTGCCCGTCTGCTGCCTGCAGTGGCGACCATGGCTGCAGTTCTGCTGGCCTGTCGTTCTGCTGTTCGACGAGCTGCATCCTGCTCTGCCTGTCGCTGTGCCAGACGTGTGGAAATGACTTCGATGCCGTCTTCAAGATTGTAGTTCGGCCGGCTTTTCAGGAACTCGACCAGTTCTGCTTTCACAGTCGCATCACCGAAGATTTCTGGGTGCTGTCGCTGAATGCTTTCGTAGTTTGCTTTGGCGCGTTCCTCTGCAGCCTGTTCCTGCAGTGGTTTGATGTGCTCTTCCCAGATGCGCTGCTTCGTGTGCGCGATCACAGATTCTGGCTGAAACGGGTCATACGTCGGCAGTTCGTCTGGTGGTGTGCCTGCCAGTGCTGACATCATCTGCTGCAGACGGGTTTCCTGCTCTGCCAGCATCTGTGCACGGGCTTCCATCTCCTTTCGCTCTGCAGCCAGTCGCTGTGTCTTCCGTGTGTAGTCCTGCTGCATGCCTCTGGCATGCTTGTATGCATCACCGTCCACCTTTTCCAGATAGGCCAGTGTGTCTGTCCACGAACGTGCTGCAGGCTGCTCTGCCTGTGCAGCCTCTGCAGCCTCTGCAGTTTCCTCTGGTGCAGCAGCTGCTGCTGTTTCCTCTGCAGGTGCATCCACTGAATGCTGTTCAGTTTCTGTGTGCGGGTGTTCTTCTGTCATGTTTGCCCTCTAATGCTTTGGACGGGTCGCACGACGATGGGCGTCACTGCCCTGCGATACCATCCACGGTTAAAACCAGGCGCCGTTCTGCTGCCCAGTAGAATCATTGATGCCCTATCCCCACGGGTGGGCAGTTTGACCATTGAAATGCGGTCCAGCCTGAATGTTCGCCATGCTGCCAGTCCACCTGTTGCCGTCACTGAACCCGGTTCAGTGTACAGATGCAGATACCGTTTGCCATCTTTGGCGAATATCGCATACGGCACACCGACCCTGCGACCCGTGCGACCATCCTGCCCAGTGGGGCGATAGTGAAACTGGATCGGCAGGTGCTGCTGTATGGCACTGGTCAATCTGGCACGACTGGACGTGCCCTGCAGACGCAGGGGGGTTGTATCCCTGCGCTGTGGCCTGCCTGTCAGATTGAACGGTGCCAGTAGCTGTCTGAGACTCAGCAGTGCCATGGTCAGTACATGCGGCGTTTGAGCATTTCGTCAATGTCTTCCTCTTCCTCAAGACTTGCAGCCTCCTCAGATAAGGCGAAAACCTCTTCCAGTTCCTCATCAAGGAAGTCCCGAAAAT